AGATACTGCTGGGACGGATACACCCACCAGCTTACTGATCCGGGTTGGGCCGCCTAAAAGTTTGATAATTGCTGTCGCGTTCATGTAAGCTATCTTAACTTATTTACAACATATTTGCAAATAGTTGTTGCAATTGTGTTTAAGCTGGCTTAATATCTAAGTACGGCATTTGCCGTGTAAATTTAAAAGGAATGCTCTTATGAGTGAAATAGAAAACCAGCAACAATGGGCTGACCAAGTTCAAACTGAACGCGAATTGGAAGCCGCATTCAAAGACATCGAGGATGGAATATTCCTGACCGAGCGTCAAATTGATCTACTGCGTTTTAGCTGTGGATTACCACCAAAACCAGCACCACACCCAGCACTCAAATCTTTATTTGAACAATTTGGTCAAACCTTTAGGAGCGAAAAATGATAAACGCATTTAGCGTCAGGTGGCTTGAAAGTGATGAAACAAAAATCACTTACAACAAACAATTTGAATCAGAGCATTGGGTTTTAAAGGCCGATATTTTGCAAGATGCAATTTACGATTTAACAAAAAAATACAACGAAATCATAGAAAAAGGTGAATAACATGATAATTTCAGATAACAGCAAAGAATTTAAAATTGCCCCAACTGGGCTACATATGGCACGTCTATATAGCATTATTGACCTTGGCCACCAATCCGTAGAATGGGCTGGCGAATCCAAGATCATGCACAAAGTTGTGTTTACTTGGGAATTGCACGGTGACGATAATGACGGTCATCCATTAAAAACAGACGATGGAAAGCCTTTAATCGTGTCCAAACGATATACCGTTAGTTTAGGCGATCAAGCACGATTGCGGCAGGATTTAGAAGCATGGTCAAATAAAAAGATGACCGCGGAAGATCGCAAGAACTTTGACCTTAAAGGATTGCTTGGCAAATTCTGTATGGTTAATATCACGCATTCTGAAGATGGCAAGTACGCGAACATTAGCGGTATTAGCCCTGTACCGTCAGCATTGCGTAATGCCCAGCCTGATGGCATCAATCCACCGGTTCATTTTTGGTTAGCTGAGTTCGATCAAGGTAAATACGATGCGTTGCCAAAGTACTACAAAGAAAAGATCACCGAATCATCTGAATGGCGAGGTCAAAAACAGCGTGAAGCTGATGCACCAAAGATTGAAGATGACACACTAAACGACATTCCATTTTAAGGAGCAATAACATGAAAAAATTAATTGTAGGTATTTGGCTTTCTATGGTGGCAACTTTGGTATATGCAAACTGCACCACCCATACCATTAATTCCGGGGGTCGTTTTATGACTTGTACAACTTGTTGCTATGGCGGTAATTGCAACACTAACTGTTTCTAGGCTCACATGATAGTTAAAGAAAAGGTACAAGAAAATGGTCATTGGTACACAAAAGACGGCACTCCAGCCTATACAACCATCGGCAAGACCGGGGAACGGGCAACAACGCTCCGTGACGCACGGAAACTCGGACTTTTGCCAAGTACTACAACAATTATCCGCATCTTATCGAGTGCAGGGCTTGATACATGGAAACAGCAACAAGTCCTGTTAGCCGCGTTAACGCTACCTAGATTACCTGATGAGCCTGAAGCTGATTGGTTAAAAAGGGTAATGCAGGATAGTCGGGCTACTGGTAGGGATGCGGCAGAACGCGGTACAGCTATCCATGCAATTATTGAGGGTTATTTTGAGCAGATGTATATGCCTGAAAAACCTGCGTATTTGGAAAACATTGATAAAGCATTAGCTGACGCGTTTGGTAACCAGCCGTGGCTTAGTGAGAAGTCATTTGGTCATCCGCTGGGGTTTGGCGGTAAGGTAGATTTAATGGCAAAGCCAATCAATGGCCAGGGGACTGGTTTTGTAGTTGACTTTAAAACCAAAGAAACTGACCTAGATAAAGTGGATGTTTACTTTGAGCATGAATTACAGCTTGCTAGTTATCGCGAGGGTCTAGGTATGCCAGCCGCAAGGTGTGCCATTGTGTTTGTTAATGCCCTTACAAATCAGGTCAAACTGGTGGAAGTAGAGCAAGACCAGCTTCAAAAGGGCTGGGAATGTTTTGAGCATCTGTTAAGGGTCTATCAGATCAAGAACGGAATATAATGGCGGTATGGGCGGCAGAGTTAGACACAATCTAAGCTCCTTCACGGGACTGCTGACCCACCAAACAACGGGCGAAAGCACTTATAACTTCCAAGTTACCCCACCACGGAGTGTGAGTAGCCCACCCTTATTAGGGTGTTAAGCCACCATAGTAGGATGCAGTAATTGGGTAATTTTGTGGCTTTCTCGCCCATTGATAGCAACTGCCAAATACTGCCCTGTTGTTTTTTCACAATATTAGGGAATATCCTAATAAAATTGTGTTGACATTGTTAAGCTGGCTTAATAAACTGGAGTTACTCCATTGGGGAGTGAGATAGATAAAAGGAAATAAAAATGTTAATGCAGACCAAAACAGCAAATGTTGATTTACTCGGTACATTACAAGCACAAATAGCTGAACTTGAATCACAAGCAGAAGCAATCAAAAACGCTCTTAAAGAAGAATGCTCATTGCAAGACATTGATGCCAAAGGTAATCAGCGTTTAGACATAGAGGGCGATGTGTTCAAAGCAGTATGCACAAGCAACCAGCGTTCTACTGTAGACACCAAATCCTTGTATGAAGCCTTCGGTATTACAGAAGAAGTTTTGGCTAAATACAAAAAGCCAGCAATCGCGGTTTACACAGTTAAAGTTACAGCCCGTTAATCAACGGCAGGTCATTGACACTATTCAGCTTAAGTACTCGCAGACGAACAACTAAAAAGACCTTGACCTGCCACCCAACCAAAGGAATTACCATGAAATATTTACTACTTTTATCAACCTTAAGCCTGGCCGCTTGCAGTTCTTTTGAGCCACCTCATGTCAACCTAGAAACTGACAAACAAGCGTTTCATATGAGCCGTGCCCAAGTCATTCTTGGCATTACCGAGTGTGAGGAAGCTGGTACACGTCCGGTCGTTATTACAGCTAAACGCAAGATCAACGGTATTACAAGCGATGTTCCAGTAGAAGTTACCTGCAACCCACGTTATCGTATTTTCCAATAGGAGTTAGCCATGCTACAAAGCGAAAAAGATGCTGAAAAGTATTACCAAGTACAAGCCAAATTTGAACAACGTCAACGCATGATTGATAAGGGCTGGGGTGACCGTGCAGAGTACGAAAAACTGCAAAAATGGGAACGCAAGCAAAAGCTAATCAAGGGCATTAATCAATGTGTTTTGGG